GCTGTTGACGCTGCCCGCGTACAGCAGGTCGCCCACGCGCGCTGCCTCGGGCTTATTGAACCATGTCCAGTTGGCATCGGTCTGCACCGAAAAAGGCGACGAAGGCGGCGGCGGCGGCGGCGGCGCAGCACTCACCGGCACCGTGAGCGTGTTGCTCACAATCCCGCCCGGCGCGGTGCCGCGTACCTGCGCGGTGCCGGCCGCAGCCCAGGTGGCCATCGACAGCTTGACCAGCTCGCCAGGCGCAGGCGCCACCGTCGTCGGGCTCCAGCTCACGCCGGGGCCGCTCACGCTCTCCATCGTCACTGTAATCGGGCCGGTGAGGTTGGCCGCGGTCACGGTGATGGCCTCGGCCGTGCCTGCTACTGCGGCGCCGTCTGAGGAGAGGGTGATGGTGGGGGCCGAAGCCGCCACCCGCCCCTTGAGTCGATGCACCCGCATGTCAGACGTTGCGGACTGACTGCGCCGTTACGCGAATATCGCCGCTGCTCACGGCCGGCGCAGTGCCGCCGACAAACACGAGCTGCACCGTCCAGGCCGTATTCACGGTGGTCTGCTTCAGCTCGCTGCCCATCCAGCTTCGATTCCAGTTGAACACGCCACCGGCAGCAGGCACGGACACCGAGAACCGCACGGTGCCCGCTGCCACGTCTCTAAAGTCGAGGCGCACCCCCGTAGGCGCGCCGCTGAAGGCCGCCGTGCTGGCGATCTCCAGGGCCTGCAAATCGTTGAAAACCGCAGCTACTGCGTTGACGACGGTCGTCTCGGTGGTGCCCGTCAGCGTGGCCTGGGCGTTCGTGTCAACCAGATCACGCACCTGGCCCTGGCGGATGACGCCGCGGCCCACCTTGTCGAACAGCGGGGCCACCATCTGGCCGTCGGTGCGGGCGGTGGGCTGCGCCGTCTTGGCCACGCCGCCCACAAAGACAGGGTTGCCACTCGCCGTGGCGCCCTGCGCAGCCGTGCCCGCGGCGTTGCTGGCCGTGACGGTGCCGGACACCGTGGCGTTCAGGTTCGCCGCCGTGTTGCTGGCCACCAGCTGCGCGGCGGCCGTCCAGGGCTCGGTGCTGATGCGGCTGAAGGCCTGTATCGAGCCGCCGGTGATCGTCGTGGCGATGCGCAGCCGCACGTAGCGGGTGCGCAAGGGGAAGGTGTAGATGATCGCGCTGGCCGTCGCGGTGATGGCCGCGGTGATCGGCACGCCGGTGACGAGTGCCGCGTTGAAGACCGGCAGCGCGACCCAGCTCACGTTGTCCGCGGACTGTTCGAAGATGAAGGTGCCGCCCGTGCCGGTGCTGACGACCTGGACGCTGGCCGTGCGGTAGTTCGCCAGGTCCGTGCCCGCCGATCCCGCCGCGGCCTCGAGGATGTTGTTCACGACCGCCGTCTGCGCGGAGGCGCCGGTCAGCAGCAGCGCCGGCTCGACGGTCTGCAGCGCGGTCTGGTTGGACGCGATGGCGACCGGCAGGCTTGCCGCCATGGCTGCCTGACCCTGCACCGGGATGCGGGCCAGCAGCGTCGTCCAGTTCGCCAGCGCCGCGGCCATGCCCAGCGCTAGGCGCTTGATGCCGCCGATCACCGGATAGTCGCCGGTGCCGTCAGCGGCTGCCGCGGCTGCGGTCGGTGCGCCGATGTCGGTGTCGATGCTGGTGAGGGTGCCGTTGCCGGCCGTCTGCAGCTCCGAGGTGGCCGCGCCGCTCGGCAGCGGCAACGCAGTCGGGTCGGTGACCGACAGCTTGCCGCCGACCAGCGCTGCCGGCAGCTGCGAATCGGTGCCGTTGACGAGCGCCCTTATCTCTTCCATCTTCGCGGTCAGCGCGTTGATGGCCGCCAGGTCTTCGGTGGACAGCGCGACAGGCCGCGAGGCCGCTGCGGCGCCGCGACCGTTGTCGGCGGCGACAGCCGGCAGGCTGATGGTCTGGGTGGCGCCGGCTGAGTCGAGAACGCTGAGGTTTTGGGGCATGGCCTAGATGTCCTGTGACGCCGCAATGAGCGCGGCGATGTATTGCGAATTGGCGGCTGCGTTGAACCGCAGGGAGCGCCCAGCGGGCGGCGGCGGGGGCGGCGGTGGAGACGGCGCCGCCCGGCCCGCGTACAGGCTGGCACCGAGCTCCGTGATGTAGGCGTTGTCGCGGGCGGTAGGCATCGCAGCCCACTATCCACACCGCCCCTGGAACAGATAAGGGCCTATCCGTTCCGCGCAGCGGCTGCGGCCTGCTTGGCGCGCAGCACCCGCACCCAGCGCGCGGTGACGCCCTCGCGCTTGGCGATGGCGGCCGCGTCTTCGCCCTTGGCCAGCGCCTCGAGGATGCGGCGGCGCTGCTGCAGCCGCTCGTCGGGGCTGCGCTCGGCCACGTACAGACGCAGCCGAGAGGTGAGCCGGTCGCCAGCGTACAGGCCGAATGCCTCGCGCATGACGCTGTCGAAGGTGGCGCGGAAGGCCGGCCGGGTTTCGGCGGGCACCTGCCAGCGATCGGCCAGCGCGTCGGCGCCCTGCGCGAGCACCTGGCTGAGGATGGAGGGTCGGCGGGTCATGTCGTCAGCTCCAGGATGAGTTGAGGCTGCCGCGGCGGCGGCGGGCTTGTGGGGTGGGCTTGGGCGGTGCCGGCTGCTCGGCCGGTTGCTCGGCCGGTTGCGCCGGTGCCTCGGCGGGCTGGGCTTCGGCCTCTGGTGCGGGGGCAGGAGCAGCCGCATCGAACAGGTCGCGCGTCTCGACGCGGCCCTGCCACTTCGCCCATTCGCTCTCTCTCCAGCGGTCCATGTGCAGCCAAACGGTGCATGCCAGCGCATAGACGGCGCAATCCAGCGCTTCGTTGCGTTTTCCGGCAGGTTTGACCCACTCCATGCGCGGGTGGCCCTTGACGTAGCGCGTGACCAGGCGCTCGGCGGTGAGCTGTTCGAACACGTCGCCGGGCATCTGCTTGCTGAGGTGCACGTAGCCCGGGCCGGGCTGCTCGAGGCGCAGGCGGCCGTAGATTTCCGCCTTGGCGGTGTCGGTGCCCACCGGCCACAGCTTGACGCCGCGCTTCAGCTTCTGGCCGCGCCAGTTCACATCCTGCTCGGTGGGCTTGCCCAGGATGCTGCGGCCCTGCTGGCTGCTGCCCTTGAGCGCCAGCACGTTGCCGTGCTGGTGGTGGCGCACGTAGGCGTAGACGGCCTGGGTGTGGTGGCCGCCGGTGTCGATGCCGCAGGCCAGCAGCGGCACCTGGCGGCCGCCGGCGTGCTGGATGGGCGTGCGGCGGTGCTCGGTGAGCGCGGCCCAGGGGCTGCCCTGCTCGCTTTCGGGCAGGGCCGGGTCGCCGTAGAAGACGCGGCGGTCGACCATCTGCCGCTCCATGCCACGGCCCCAGGCCCAGGTGTAGGCCTCGAGGCGGTCGCCCTGCACGTCCACGCCCATGGTGCAGACGAAGAGGCCCCAGCGCACCAGGCCGAGGGGGTGGTCTTCAGCGCGGCGGCGCAGGGCGTGCTCGTCGGCCTTGTCGCCCTGCTCTTCGAACGTCTCGGCCAGGCGGGTGTTGACGAACACGCGCAGCAGGCTGGTGTCGCCCGAGCGCTTGGCGTCGATCGCGCGCTGCCACTCGGCCACGAGCTCGGACCAGCTCAGCCAGCCCAGCGGGCTGTAGAGGCTGCTCAGCAGGAAGCCGCGCACGCGGCCGCCCTGCGCGCCGGCGGCATCGGCCACCCACTGGGCCTGGCCACCCGCGGCGGCATCGCGCAGCATGGTCGACTTGTGGTGCTCGGCGATCTGCGCGCCGCAGTGGCGGCACACGTAGTGGGCGGTGTGCGGCAGGGCGCGGCCGTCGGCGTCTTTGCTCCACTTCACGCCGTGCTCGGTGGCGGCGCCCCACTCCAGCGGCTGCAGCTCGTGGCAGTGCGGGCAGGGCACGTGGTAGCGGCAGCGGTCGCTGGCCAGGTAGGCGGCCTCGATGCGGCTGAAGTCGCGCGTGGTGGGGGTGCTGGTGCGCAGGTGCTTGCGGCGGGCGAAGGTGGTCTGCCGGGCGCGGGCCAGCTGCACGGGGTCGCCCTCGCCGTCCACGTCCATCGGGTAGCCGTCCTCTTCGTCGGTGAAGAGGTCGCGCACGGGCATGCTGCGCAGGCCGGCGGCGCTGTTGGCACCGGCGATGGCCAGGAAGCCGCCGGGGAACTCTTTGAGCAGCGTGGTGTTGGCCTCGTCGCGGCTGCGGTTCTCGCGCACGCGCTGGCGCAGCTGGGGGCTCTCTTCGATCATGGGCGAGAGGCGCTGCCGGCTGTAGCGCTTGGCCATGTCGATGGTGGGCTGCACGATCATCACCGGGCCGGGGTTGACGTCGGCCAGGTAGCCGATCCAGTTGGAGCCGATGGTGGTTTTGCTGGTCTGCGCGCCCCACATGAGCACGACCTCTTCCACCGGGCTGTGGGCGCTGAGGCAGTCCATGGGCTCGCGCGCGTAGGGCGTGCGGCTGACGCGGTAGGGGCCGGGCTCGGCGCTGTCTTTGCCGCTGAGGATGCGGTGGCGCTCGGCCCATTCGGTGACGGTGAGGTGCGGCGGCGGCGCCATGTACTCGGCCCACAGCTGCGCCTCGAGGGCGTCGGCCGCGGCGTCGAGCACGGGGTCGCGGGCGCCCATCTTCAGGCGGCCACCACGCTGGCCAGGACGGCGTGGATCTCGCGCTGCAGGGTGTCGTGGCAGCGGGCCTGGTCGTTCTCGGCAGCCAGCACCGGCGCCAGGCGCGCGGGCACCTGCAGCAGCGCCTCGCGCAGGCCGGCCAGGCGCTTGGCGTGGGCGGCGCGCACGGCGTCGGCGCGGATCAGGACGCCCTGCTGCTCGGCCAGCTTGAGCTCGGCCAGCTCGGCCTCGGCGCGCTCGCGGCGGGCGCGGCTGGCCCAGTAGTCGCCGCCGCTGTCGTCGGGCTTGTCGGGCGCAGCGCTCGGCAGCTGCGGCGGGCCGGCGGCGGTGGCGCCTTCGGGCGGCTGCTGCGCGCGGTGGCGCGGCCGGCGGTGTTCGCGGCGCCAGGCGGCGGCGGCGTCGACGCTGTGCGTGGGCATGCCGACGGCGGCGTCCCGCGTCACGGTCGCCGCAGAGACGCCGAGCGCGGTGGCCAGATCCTTCAGCATCATCGACATAACCTATTGCCCCCTTGCGGAATTACGAAAACCCACCACCAGCCACTAGCGGAATTTCGCGGTCGTTTCGCACC